ATTCTAATGACTACAAGAACACTACATATACAGATGAAGAATATAATATTGTCTCTAAAGAATTAATTGATAATATAGACAATATACGTAGTAATAATGATGTTATAAAGTTTCAAAAAGATATGCAAAAAAAATATAAAATCTCTTTATCAAAATCAAATCTCATATATTTTTATAAATCATTAAATTTGGATAATAATAATTTAAAAAAATTAATTACAAAGAAAAAATCTAAATCTAATTCGGGAGTTGTCGTAATAACTATTCTAACTTCTGGTTCTCCAGAATATATAGACGATGAAGGCAACCGCGTTGTTGGAAAATTTAGTTGCAAACATAATTGTGCTTATTGTCCTAATGAGAAGGGACACGAAGGTAATAATTGGATTGACCAACCACGCTCGTATTTATATAGCGAACCTGCTGTTTTAAGAGCGAATGAAAACAAATTTGACCCTATATTGCAATTTAATTCGCGCGTTGACACGTTGATTAAAATGGGACACGTCGTTGATAAATTGGAATTAATTGTATTAGGAGGCACGTGGTCTAACTATCATAAAAATTATAAGGATCAATTTATTAGAGAGGTATATTACGCGGCAAATACTTATTATGATAAGCGAGATATGTTGTCTTTAGAAGAAGAATTGACTATGAATGAAAGTGCAAAAATACATATTATTGGTTTAACATTGGAAACACGCCCTGACACTATAACATTAAATGAAATTAGAGAATTCAGACGATATAACTGCACAAGAGTTCAATTGGGTGTACAGCATACAGACAATGAAGTTTTAAAAAAAATAAAGAGGGGTCATTCTATTGAAAAAGTATATTATGCAATTAAGTTATTAAAAGACAATGGGTATAAGGTAGATATTCATTTAATGCCTAATCTTCCGGGTTCTTCTTATGAATTAGATAAAAAAATGTTAGAAAACTCTTTATATGACGAAAGATTGCAGGTAGATCAATATAAGATATATCCTACCGCAATTGTTCCGTGGACACAAATTAAGACGTGGTACGAAGAAGGTTCATATGTGCCTTATGACGATTATCTATTATTTGAACTTATTAAGGAGTTTAAAAAAAAGATTCAAAAATGGAAAAGACTTAATAGGATTATTAGAGATATTCCTTCTACATATATCAGCGGAGGATATAAAGATAAATATGTAAATATGAGACAATTATTGCAAGATGATATGAAAAAAAATAATTGGTGTTGTAACTGCATAAGATGTAGAGAAGTAAAGGATAATTCTATTAATATAAATGATATTCGCATAGACATAGAGAAATATAAATCTAGTTCAGGTGATGAATATTTTATCTCGTTAGTAACTGACAAATACCTAATTGGATTTATTAGACTAAGATTAATTAAATTCGTGAATAATGATAATGTTGAAAATGTACAATTATCTGTTTTAAATGGTGCGGCACTTATTAGAGAACTACATGTATATTCTAATATGAGTGATGTGGGAAATAATGTTGAAAATTCCTATCAGCATAAAGGATATGGAAAAAAATTACTAGAAACTGCAGAAGAGATTTCAAAAACAGAAGGATTTAATAAAATCGCTGTAATTAGCGGAACAGGTGTCAGAAATTATTATAGAAAAAATGGATACGAATTGATAGACACATATATGATTAAGGTTTTTTGAGTAATTTCTTTAATTCTTCTGTATTTATCCATTTTTCATCAATATCAAACCCTTTTCCATAAGATATTAGATACTTGCCTTTTTTAACGTTTTTTACCCAATACTTATTATTTAATTGCAATCCAATATAAGAAGTGCTTGAAGAAGGAGACTTTTTATATTTTTTTATTATATACCCATATTTGCTATTATCTGCCAAAATTCCATGAACTCTTATATCCCCATTTGAATATAAGAGAACTTCACTTACTGCTTTTCCTCGCTTATCATTATAATATTTAACATCTTTGATACCTTTGATATTCTTTAAATAATTGATGTTGCTATATGATGTATCTGCACTTACTGCAGTTAAATTTTTATCTCGAATAACAAGAGGACAATCTCCGTGAGGTTTATGTCCTGTAATAATATTTCTAATACCATATTTATTTAAATGTTCAATTACATTTTTATTTATATGGGCACCGTTACCATTTTTTAAATTATTAGCATATACTACAGATATATCATTATTGTCTCCTGGAACAACATAATCTATTATATTATGAGCTTTCCTTTTTTTAGTAATACCTCCATCTTTAGGATTGATCATATATTCTTTTAATTCATTATGAAACCAATCGTTAAGTTCTTTTGCCCATACATTAATATCTTCAAATGTATTTTTATTTTTTGGTATTTTCCCTATATTTTTTTCATTTATAGCACCATGTACAAATATGTGTTCTCCGAATATATATATTAACTGCCCTTGCATTAAATATTTTAACATATAATTATCATTAGATTGAGTTATATTTTTGGGTTTAGGTAGTACAGAATTCAAAAAACTAGATATAACATCATTATCACTTATATTATTTATATTTTTTTTTAAAATTATAGATAATTCTACTCGTCTTTTTTCAAAACCGTCTTTGTTATCCATTGTTCTCTCAACAATATATTTTAATCTATTCTTAACATTGAGCTCATAATTATTATCTTTTAAATATTTTCTTAATGTGATGCGCACACTCTTATCTTCCCAATAAGGATAATTATCATATTTTTTAAGAAAATTCTGGTAATTTGAATATTTTTCAGATAATTCAGAAGGAATACGTAACTTATTAGCATCTCTATTTCCTATTATAAATATAACACGTTCAGGATAATCTTCCTTAAATTTTAACAAAATATTTACAAATCTAATATCTGAATCTCCTCTATCTTGTGTATCTCCACCATATATAAAAATACTATCATCATTTCTAAATTTTAATCTATTTTTCTTCTCACTTGTCCATTCAATAACCTTAGATATATTAACATATTTATTAAAAAAATCCATATTTCCTTCTACGTCGGTAATATAGGTACAAACTTTATATTTAGATTTTTGTGAATTATAAATTTTATTTGTATATTTTTTATAATTTCCTCCTACATAAAATGTGTTTGAAGGATTTTTGCCTGCATGCATTTGTATATATGGTAATACACCGGATTCTACTACGGGTCCTAATGTAGGTTCTTCTTTTATAAGTTTATAAGTATTTAAACTTTTTTGAAATTCACAAAAAATACGCTTTACTCCCGGATTTTTAATACCTAAATCTAAACATTTACTAACTCCTTGAGGAGATGATCTTATCAAATACTCTTCTTTATAAAATGATGGGAGAAATATTGAATAGTTTGGATTTAAGTTATCGCTCGGACTATCGCTATTTCTAATAGAAGAATCCGAATGATATTCTCTTAAAAATTGGTCATGTTCCTTAAAACCTTTATCGTTTTGATGATACATGCTTATAGCCAAATTGTAATATTCTGGAATATATTTATTGATATTAGTATACATAGTTTTATAATGATTTTCAATCATCCAAAGCATAAATAATTTAAAGGCACGAATTATATAGTAACCTTTACTATTTTTTATAGGTGTTATTTGTTTATCTTTAGTTTTATCATGTGTTATATGATGCACTCTATAATATTCTGTATTTTCAATATCAATTATACGTTCATTATTATTTGGATAATTCTTAATATATTCCTTATAATTATTGTATAATTTGTCTCTGCTTGTTGGAATCCATTGCATTACTAAATGAAATATAAAATATGAATAAGGTTGTAATCTGTTTGTATTATTATAATGTTCTTCTTCAAATATCTTATCTTCCTCTTTTGTTAATTGAATTCCGCGTAATATTTTTAGCATTATATCTTGTTTTTTTAATCTATTTTTGTTAGAATCGCTTATTGAATTAGATAAATTTAAATTTCTGCTTAAATGCTGTTGAATCGTGCCACCAAATGGTATAGTACTATTTGTAGATTTTTTCAGATTATAACTTTCTAAAAAACTATTAAATTTACATGTAGGCTTTTCTATGTTTGTAACGCACTCATTTGAAGGATCTGGTTTAAACAATAATTGTTTTTTGTAAAATTTTAAACTAGGATTCTGTAATACTGTATTATGATCAACTAAATTATATATTGTTTGATTTATTTTTTTAGGGTTTTTATGATATATGATTAATTTTTTAATTTCATCTTTATCCATATTATAATCGTCGTAATATTTAGATATAGATAAATTATAATAATATATTAAATCACTACCTATTTTATTATATATTTCAATATTTTTTTTTATCAACCAATGCATAAATAATTTAAAAGCGTAGAGTAAGTAGTAACCTTTACTATTTTTTGTAGATGTAGTACTTTTTATATCGTAATTATCAATTATAAATTTATCGTTATTATTTTCTGCTATATATTTTTCATATTCTTTTTTTAAATTGTTAGGTTGTTTAGTATCAAATTCTTTTTTTAAATTAACTAAAAAATTTTGATAATTTGATATACCAAAAATTGTAGCAATTTTAGTATTAAAATCTTTTTCAAAAATTGCTTTATCTTCATCTGATAAATCTCTACCTTCTAAAATACTTTCAATTATATTATATCTTCTATTCTCTTCTTTTTTTTCTTCATTATATTTTATTTTCTCTTCTTGCATTCTTTTTTCTTCTTTTTCTTTTTTCTCTCTTTCTTCTTTTTCACGAATAGGTTTTTTATCTGTTCCGTCAGTACCCCATCTATTTAGTGTATTTCTAATTTGAAGACATAGAGGTTGTTCTTTTCCTGGTGTACTATCAGTTAAAGATTGATTTAACCCATTTGAAGGTCTAGGGTAAGTTTCACAGTCTATTGTACTATTTCTGTTAAAACGTTCTAACCATTTATGTTTTGCATAACATATATTATATTTGCCATCGTTTTTATTACCATCAACACCTTTTTTAAATTTATCGCAATCACTCAATTTAGTTGGTAAAGACATTGCAAAGTTTCTTTGATTTAATTCAGATGGCGTATATTTAGATGTATCAAAATTATCAGTCGGGAATTCGGGTGCACTTGCACTTCCTTTTTCTCTAGTAGATGCATATTCAGGAGCACCTTTAATTTCATTTGTGGAAAAATTATATTTTTCTTCTTCTTGACCTTTTCTAGTTACTATTTTTAAAGTTTCTTTTTTAATATTGTTTACATAATCCAATAATTCCTGTCCTTTTAAAATATTACCATTTAAGTAAAAATCATTTCCCTTTAATGATGCAAATTTAGTAGGGTCAAAACTAGTGGGATCATCCAACCATGTTGTTATAGATGTTTTATCATCCGAAATTTCCATTTTAATTTTGCTAACATCAACATCAAAACCCTTTTCTTTCCAAAATTTGTATGCTCCACGCGTTTTCCTTATTTCTTCTGCTTCATCTTCTGTATATATAGGAATATCTGAAGTTATTGTAGTTTTCCCTGCAGAAGAATCTACTTTATCTCCTCCTTTTTCATCTACTTTATCTGTCGCTGCATTACCTGTTCCGACATTACCAGGACCAGAATTACCTGAACCAGAATTACCCGAACCAGAATTACCCGAACTAGCGTTACCAGGACCAGAATTACCCGAACCAGAATTACCCGAACCAGAATTATCTGGACCAGAATTATCTGAACTATTTCCATTAATGTTGTCCGATCCTGTTTTTAGTACCTGAGCGATTTCTTCTGTTGTAGAAGTATCTAATACATTTTTGTAATTTTCAATTGATTTTATAATCTCTTCAATTTCTTTTTTTGAATTATCTTTTAATTTTTGGATGCTAGATATATTTTTGCTATAATTTTTATTAATAAAATTAATTAATAATTTCTTTATATTACTGATTATTAAATTTATTAATTCGGGTATATCAATATCATTATTACTTTCATTAGGTATTTTTTTTATAGTTTCTAATGCTTTTTCAACCTCTTTTTTAATTTTATCCATACTTTTTTCATCAAATTTATTAATATCTGAACTCTCCATTGATAGAAAATTAAGAATTGCATTTAGATATTTTTCATTACTCTTAAATTTTTCTGATTTATCATTAATATATTCAACATCTTCATTGAAAGTACTTAATAAAATTTCTTGCCACGATGGTGCAGACCATTTACTTATTTTATTTTTAATTGCAATAACATTATTTTTTAAAGATTCTGTATCTATTATTTTTTTTTTATCAGCATTAAACGTCGTAATCAAATTGTTTAATTCATTTAAACTATTATTGACATTTTCTTTTAAAACAATTTCATCTATGGCATCATCTACTCCTATTTTTTCAAATTCTTTAAAATCATTATTTATCTTTTTATCCTTCTCATTATCATCGTATGTTATAAAATGAAGGTATTTTGCTATTTTTTTCAATTCTGATTGCTCGCTTATAATACTATCTCTATTTATAGTTTGCATTATGACTATAAAATATTTTTTAAACAGATTTTCATAAAATTCTTTATTAATTAAAGTTAAATATCTAGACCTATCATAGTCACTAGAAATAGACATTTTAGCAAATTTATTATTTATAGAACTTTCTGTACTTTTGATTTTATTTATAAAATTAACGCATAAATATAATATTTTCTCTTGTCTTTTTATAAATATTTTTTCATATTTTTCAATAGCATTATTAATGTCTCTTATTTGATATGTAAATGCATATTTAGCATCATCCCCTCCTCCCTTTTTATTATTTATATTATTTTGCAAAATAAATATTTCAACAAAATTCCCTTCATATTTAACATAAGTTCTATTATTTTCATTAAATATGTAATAATTTCTATTATTTATTTTTATCTTATGATTTGTTTTAATCATAATATAAATTACTAAATCTATACTATTATATATTAATATAAAATAGATTTGATAATAAAAATATATAAAACTATATTACTATATTAATAAATAAGTATAAAATGGATAGCGAAAACAAGGAAATTATTGAAGATAATACTAGTGTTGAAAAAGTAGAAAAAAAAGTTTGCGCAGATACTAAAAAAGTATTATCCATATTTAATTCGTATATTGATGAAAATAAAACATATACGCTAGAAGAATATAAGAAGTTCATAACTCTTTCTTACAAAGATTCTCTAAAGAAATCAAAGAGCAAATCTCGTGCAAGTGAAGGAGAACAATCTGTTAAAAGAGAACCTACAAAATACAATATTTTTATCAGGGAGGAGATGCTTAAACTTAAAGAAACTAATGCTGATATTCCCTATAAAGAACTAATGAAATTAGCAGCAAAAAGTTGGAATGAACATAAAAATAATTAATTTATTTACTAGTACTTAATAAGTATAATAAAAGCATCGCTAGTCCTAAAATTAAATAGATTATAATTAGTACTCCTATAGATATAACTGGTGCCAATATAATGGCAATAAATATATTTACAATTATAGTTATAAATATTAGTAAATATACGGGAAACCCTTTAATATCTTCTATTGAAGAACTGGAACTCATTATATCAGATAAATTAGGAAACATAAAATTAGTATTACTATTTGTGGTATTAACATTTGTATTTGTAATCTTTATAGATGAAGAACTAGATCCTCTTATTGGCACGCGCGATGAACT